ATGAAACCAAATTATGTAGGAACAATTCATAAAATTAAGGTATTAACTACTTATCCAGAAATGTTAGTCCGCTTTTCTTTGCAAACTCAAAAAGAGACTATCAACTGCATTATTTCTAAAAAAGAATTGGCGGATGAATTACTCATGTTACCTGATGGCACAGAGCTTGCTGTTTATGGTAGGTATAATCAAAAAAGGCAACTAGTTGTGGTGAAAATGTGTGTGCGGAAAATACAAAAAACTATTCCTTAAAAAAGGAATAGTTTTTATTTTTACATATATTGTTCTACATGTTCAATTTCTTTTTGTAATTCTTTTTCATCGTACTTATCATACTTACCAGCTTCGTGTGCAATCTTTTTAATTTCATGCATGGCTCTTTTCTCAACAAGCCATTTTTTCATACTATGTTTTTTTGCATCTTCATTTAGAGAATCTAATTCTTCTAAATTTGAATCCAGTTTGTTCAAAACATCTGCAATTTTTACTAATGCTTTTGCTTCTTTTTCTTCATAGTTTGACATAATAGATAACACTCCTTAAACATTTGATACTTTAAGTCTACTCCTCTATTATTTTATTTGCAAATAAAAATATATGGACCATACAGGACTCGAACCTGTGACCGAACGGTTATGAGCCGTTTGCTCTAACCAGCTGAGCTAATGGTCCAAGTAAGAACCACCTTATTGGGGATAAAATAGTTCTTACTGGTTATAGCTTGATATATAATAATTTTACTTTACTGATTTTCAATTTTCAACAAAAAAACGACCGTCTTATTGAGAAAAGGCGGTCTGCGTGAAAAAATAAGAGTTTAAATATGTATCAATATTTTACAATATCTGTTTTTTGAGTTCAATAATTTTTATGTAAAAAGTTGCCGCCTCGTTTGGGAAAGGCGGCAATAAGTAGTAATAAAACAAAAAGTTTGGTAAACATATTTTACCGCTTTCTTTTTTAAATTTCAACAAAAAAATGCACCTATCTTAGGACTTGGAAAAAGATAGGTGCACCCTTCTTTTATTCTCATAAAAGAAGGTCAAATATGGAAATATCAAAAGGTAACTATATTTTAAATCAGATGCTTTTAAATTTCAAGCTATTTTACAACTGGACAAACAGTCTCTAAACGTTTGTACCATGGAGCATTTTTAGGCCATTTCTCTTTACCAAAGAACGGTATTTCTTTTCCGTTGTTCTCTCTGTATACTGTTTTTATTACTTCTGCCTCATCGCCATGATATAAACGTCGGCAATTCACTCCATTACAGAAGAATGTAGCCCAGTGATCCCCGTTATCTTCTAATTTTCCTGTTTTACTATTAATTGGTCGTTGATATAAACAAAACATCGTTGCTTCTCTCCCTTTTATTGTATTTTGATTGTTATTACTTGAGTTGCTATTGTTTTCGTTTTGATTTCCCATATATTTTTTTATTTGGCTAATAAAATAGTCTTTTACTGCGTTTGTTTCTTTTCCATGCAATTCCCACGAACGATGAGGACATGCTGTAGGAACAAATTCTTTGTGCAATCTTACAGTATCTCTATTAGGTTGCATTCCCCAAAACTTCATATCTTCGGCTACTTGCTTAAATGTCATTTGCTCATTCGCTAAAAAGTCTGCATCGCTAGCGCCCATCGATTGACAAAACTCATAACCAACATAGTTCAAATTTCCATCTGAATTTGCTGTATGCCAAGCTGCGTTGAATGTATCTTCTACACGTGCAATTGTATTTCGATCAATATAATAATGAGCAAAACCATTCGCTAATTGCGTAGGAGACATTACAGCTAAAGCATTAACATATTGCGCAGCAGTCGCATAAATACTTCCTGCATCGTTATGAATGACAACGCCTTTTGGTGTTGCGTTGGGGCGTCTACCAGCAATTCCTCCACAAACAGATTGATTAATTACCTGTACCATCTTTCGGTTCACCTCCTTTATCATTTTCATCTTTTAATTTGCTTAGATGATTTTTAACCCAAGAAGGTAACGGAACACCTAGCTGCCCTAAGTTTTCTGTAATCGAAAGACCATAAACAGCAATGTAAAATAAAACAAAACCATCAGCAATAGATGAGAATCCCATTATTTTTAAATATGGATAGGTCACTATAACTAAACATACAACAAGTAAATGTTTAATTAATCCAGGTAATCCCTTTGTACTATTTCCTTCTTCCCTGTAGATTCCCTTACAAATACCTGTTGCAATATCTCCTAACACAATCCAAACAAACACTTGGATAAAGCCGTTTGAAATTAAATTTTTAAATTCTGCTATTAACGCTTGATTATCAATAATCACCATGTCTTCCACCTTCCAATAATAAAAACCGCTTAGCCTTTGCTAAACGGTTTTCCTGTCATTTTTGTAAATTCATCTTCTGTTATACAAAGTGGTACAAATTCTGCAACTTGTTCATCTGTAAAACAGCCCCAGTCATACATCATTTTAATGTCATCAAATGTAAACATTTTATTCCACTCCTTCTGCTAATTTTTCGTTAATTTCTTTTACCTGATTGGTTAATTGATTAATCGCAAGCATTGATTTTGCACTAATTTGCGCAAAATTATCTGCTTTTTTCGTTACTTCTGAAAGCTCTTTTTTTAAATTCACGTCATTAACCATGAGTTTTGAATTCAATTGTTTTAATTCCGCATTTTCGGCTTGTAATACCTCAATGTCGGTTGGTGGTGTTGGCTCTGGTTGTGGTGCATTTTCTGGATCATGAATCAATTGTGCGCCATCATAACGCCAATTCATAAAATCAAACGGTTCTTTTTTCACTTCAAGCTCAACATTATCTGGTTGTTCCATTGTAGAATAACCTTCTAAATAGCCAATTCTATTTTCAATCCAAATTTTCATAGCTAATTTTCTCCTTTCTTAAATTGCATACACCCGTGTCAATACAAAAGTTTTTGAAGCAGTATTATTATTTTTATGGCCTAAAATTTGCGTATTGCTTATATAAATATATTTGTTGTATTTTGCTCCATTCAATGTTTCTAAATGATGAACAACCGCACGACCTCCAAATTCCACTATATGCGTTTTTGGAACAAATACATAGTTCAAATCCCAATTGTCTCCTAGGCTTGTACTTGTGTTATATGGTTGATATAAAAATAACCAGCCAGAAAGACATTGATCCAATGGTAAACTCGGATTAATTGATTGATTTTCCCCCATATACCATGCTCCTGACCAAACTTTTTTACCTACATTTAAAATATTTGTTTCAGATAACTTATTTAGTAACTTTTCAAGACTATCAAAATTTTCTTCAATAGCTTCTGCTCCGTTCTCCATCCCTCGATAAATTCTGGTTAATTCCATATTCTCAACATCCTTTCTATATAATTAAATCAAACACTATGGATCGACTATTTTTTTCATCTATAAGTAAATATTTATATTCATTAATTTTTACTGGTAAAAATTCCGTTGTATAATCCAAAGGAATAGATACAATGCACTCTGAAGAATTAACATGTCTTACAGTGCTTTGAATTGATTGAGAAGCACTACCGCCAAATAACCCTGTTGGTTCTGTACCTAAAGGCAGTACACCTATACCATGTGTCCAAGTACGAACATTAACGACTGGTTGAGCTCCTAAATTGTGAACAATAGTTACATCAAAACCAACTGGAATTACAGAAGCAATAATATTTTCAAAATATTCTAGCCGTTCATCCAACGTTTTAAAATTCCCCAAACGTTCACTACTTCGAGCATCGATAACTTCGCTATCTGTTGTAGCATTTGCGATTACATCTTTAAAACGTTCCTCTAAATTGGTTTGACGTTGTTCTACTTTAGATTGGCGTTTTTCTGTATTTTCAGAAATAGCCTTTATTTTATTAAATAAAACACTGGTATACTCCATCATACGAGCTAAAGATTCTCGAACATGTCGTCGATACATCTTTGTTCGAATCCACAAAGCGAACGTTTGAGAAATAGGATCAATCACACCGTTTTTTATTTCATCTTGCACCTCATCGACATCGGTCGGGTCTTGATAATCAACTGTTGTATTTGGTTCATTTGTTGGTCGAGTATCCTTAAATTCTTGTGCCAACCGTCTCACCTCTCTTATTTTTCTAATTTCTCTACGCGCTTAATTAAATCGTCTAACGCCTTTTTCATCTCAGTTTGAGCAGTACCTACAGATTCGACTGTATTTGTTAAATCACTTGCTAATTGTTTAAAGGCTTCCGCCGATTCTGTCACGGTTGTTGATAATTCACTGGTTAAGTCTTCCAAAGAACTAACTTTACTACTTTGAACAGATAAATCATTGTCAAATTCTTCCTGTCTTTTTATCAACTCTGATATGTTTTGAACTCCTGCCGTCGCAAATTTTTTTACGTTTACTAAATTGGATTGAATAGCTTTTATTTCGTTTTGATAATCGGTCAGTTTTTTCTTTTTCGAACCAATAGTCAAAGTAACCTTTTGCGGTTCTAAAATACTAAATTTTTTCTCAATCACTTGTAATCGTTCTACAGCATAAATAAATTGATTATCTACTTTATAACTGTTTCCTAAAGTGATTAATTCATACCTTTTATCCAATAGCCCTAACTCAATGGCTTCAACTGTCCAAGTTACCAGCATCAAGCTTTGGTCTTTTAGCCATTGCAACCCTCGACGTTTTAAAATTGATGGGTCTTTGACATTTGAAAATTCTACAATGCCCGTGTTTAATCCAAATTTTTTGATTAACGCTTCATCATCAAGGTAATTCTTACCGCCATTTACTTTTTCGATGGTGTATTTAGGTCGTGAAAAATCTGTTCCCACTTCAATATCAGTATTTGACGTATCTTCAATATCTTGACCGACGGGCACAATCCTTGTAAACAATTCAGAAATATCAATATCTCGAGTAGCACTTTTTAGATTTTTGGTTAACTGTAAAGGAGTTTCACTGTTCACACCATAATTAGATAGATAATCTAAATAATTTATATTTCCAACGCGTCGAAGTGTTAACGTACCGCCCAGCCTATCCAACAATTTTTCTTTAATGGTATCAGCTGTACTTTGATAGCCTAATCCTCTTAGCAAGTCCCCATTATCTACAACATTCACTTCACCAAGCCGAAACTGCTTATGCGCTTCAACTTGTTTATTGTGTGCATCGAGTATTTTTTGTAAATAAGCAGATACAGTCATCCGTGTTGGTTTCATATAGGTTTGAACAGAATCATATAAAAAAGCTTTCTCATCCTCCGCTAAAAGAGTTTGAGAAAAGCTTCCTGATGCTTCCATTTTATTCGTGATTTTAGCAACTCTACCATAAAAAATTTCTTTATTTCTTGTAACATCCAGAATCTGGATAAAGTGAATAATCGGCTCAATCTTTTGATAGTATTTATTGTTAATATTAAAGGTAAATTCAAAAGTAGAAATTCCTAATCCGTTAAGCGATAAATATACTTCACTATCTTTGATTTTCTCACCATAGCTATATGGCTCATGAACAATCTTTGGATTCTTTCTGTTCGGATTATCAAACAATAATACTCGATACATTAGACCATCACCTCACTAGACATAAAGAAAGAGATATGACCTTCGCCATAAATAGTTAAGTGGTTGGTCCCTCTTTTTAATTTAAAGAAATAATCTTGCGATTCGCCTTTCGGAACTTTTATTGTTGTTCCGTCATCAGTAGTTAATTGCATTGTAGACGTTGCCTTTATTGTTGGACTAGAAGCATTCGCTCCCATATTGATAAGAAAAATTTCTCTTTTTCCGTGAATATAGTAGCCTGTCCAATTGTCGGCGCTATCGTCTGTGAAATAGTCCTCGTCAAAGACATCGGAATAAGAAATATTTTCCCTTAAAGCAAAAGGATACACGTCAAATTCTACGGTTAACGTTAATGAATTACTTGACGAGTCATCTTCTGCTTTCACACTTTTGCATTTTCCATACCAGCGAAGCCCTGAACGTAACCAAGAATCATCAATGTAATCAATTCCATCCATCATCAACTCTTCTTTTACTTTCGCCTCTAATGCCTTTCGTTCTTCGTATGGCGTATTAGGTCGCCAAAAAGTAACAGTGACAATGCGATTACTAAAAATTCGTTCTCCTGTAAGCATGGAAAAATCATACTGACCTTGCATGAAAGGGATCTGTTCAATAATTTCCACTTCTTCCGCTGAAGGAGCATCGTGTTCAATAATGTAGAAACCATGTTCTTTGCTATTAAAACGACCTTTGGCCATATATTCTACAATTTCAATCAACTACGATACCTCCCATCTTGCTTTTGTTGTTCTGCTAAATTAAGATTCATTGGGCTACCTAGCGCTCCTACTACTTGACCAGTATCCATAACAACAGTTAAATGTCGTATTTCTTCTAAGATTTCTACCATTTTTCCCATTGGTGTATTATCTATAGAATGTTTTACCTCAATTGCATTTGAACGTTTCATCAAACGGCTACCCGTAATGGATTGATGGATACTTGAAATCATATCTTTTGCACTTTGTACGGCAACCGACGTATCTTCTCGAATACCTGCAGCTACACCTTGTGCAAGGAAAACACCAACATCATATTTCAATAGGCGTGATGGTGATTTAATTTTTGCTTTTTTCTGTGCTTCTGCATTAACGGCGGCTACTAAATTTTGCATAGCAGCCACTGCTTCGCCCTGACTTGCACGAATACCAGAAGCAACACCTCTAGCCATATTTGAACCTACAGGGCTCATATCTACAGAACCTGCACCCTGACTTACCGCATTTCCTAAAGACCTTCCAGCATTATTTGCAGGGGGTAACTGAGTTAAATATCCTTGAATCGTTGCCGCACCTAGCTGACTTCCAGAATTCTTAGCATTTCCTTTTTCAGAATTTATTCCAGCATTTGTCTGTTGAGCATTGCTTTTACCAGCATTTTTATGTTCATTACTTTTACTTCTTGTTCCAGAAGCAGCTGCACTACTATTATCAGCGGCAGCTTTCTTAGAATTAGATTTTTGCGAAGATTGACCACTATTCATCGAAGACATCAATTCTTTACCAACATTATTAAGTTGTGTTTTCCCAGAGTTTAATCCATCAATTAACTGGTTTTTTCCGTCTTGACCATTTCTAAATAAGTCAGGAGGCAACGCTTGTAAAGTATTCACAATGTCAGCTCTTGACATATTCGCCCACTTCGTTGGATCATTACTTTGTAATCCCTGAACTAGTCCGTTAGAGCCATCAATCCCTCGTTGACGTAGCATTCCTGCCAATAAAGCCATTTGTTGGTCAATGCTAGCACCATTATTTACATAAGATTGATAAATGCCTAAAAGCTGTTGGTCTGTAACGCCTTTAAGTTGTGCTAAATTATCAGCTGTCACTGCAATTTTATTTGCACCATTTTGTGAAATAATCGCTAGAAGTTGAGCTCCTTGCTCTAATTCACTTTGTCGTATTTGAGCATTTTGCGTTTGTAATTGTGTAATTTGATTTTGGAAAGCTGCTTTTTCAGATTCCGTTTTTGCTTGGTTCTTTTGTGTTTCTAGTTGCTGAATTTGGGCGTTATTTTCTTGCACTTGTTGCGCTTGAATTTCCCCAAGCGTTCGCAAGCTTGTCAAAGTTTGTTCTTTTTCTTGCTCGCTTAATGCTTGTTTATTAGCCAACTTATTCATACCAGCCTCAACAAATTGTTGGTTCTGTTGTAATAATTGATCCCGAATAATATTCGTTTGATTTTGCAAAGTAGCTCTTTGCTGTTCTGTCAATTCTTGACCCTCTACTGTTTTATTATTCTTCAATTGGTTAGAATAATCAGTATATACCTTCAATAAATCACTATTATTCGTTTGAACAGCTTTCATATACTGGCTTGAAGCATTGGCAAAAATCTTTTGCTTCTCTGCTTCTGATTTTCCTTCTGCCCCTTCAATTTGCTTGTTATAGGTTTCAACAGCCTTTTTCTGTTGTTCCTTTAAATTCGTAACTAAATCAAGTGTATTCTTGAAATAAGTTTCTACGCCAGCAGTACTACCATTTTGCTGTGAGAAAAGTTCAGTCATTGCCTGTTTAGCTTCATCAAGTTTTGAAGAATAATTTTCAACACTTGAAGAGGCTTCTTCCATATTTAACGAAATTGCTTTCGTAGTGTCTTTGGACTTTTCACCTAATTCTTCGGTGCTTTTAGCAGCCTTTTTTAAGGCAGAATCAGAAAACATTGTATCCCAATCTTTTTCTATATCAGATAAGCTTTTCTTCATATCTTTAAATGCTTTATCAGCACCTTTAGAATCGCCTTTTAATCGTTTCCAAAGTCCTTTTACACCGTTTGAAATTGCCATTATTGCATTTACTACCGTTTTTCCTACAGTAACGATAGCACGTAATCCATCTACAAAACCTGCTATTGCAAAAGTGACACCAACAATTGCTCCAGTACCTAACCATTTAAAGGTATTTCCTAATCCTTTTATTGTTTTAGTAACACTCGAGGAGCTAGGAAGTACACTTTTAAACGATTTTACTATTCCGCTAAAAGCAGTTTTCACGTAGCCTTGAATGTTCATAAAATTGGATTTCCAAGCTTGCACTACACCAACTATCGTAGCGGTTATTGCTACTAAAATTGCTGTTATGGGATTGCTCAACATAGCTCCTGTTAAACTAGCTATAGATCGTATACCCGTTACCGCAAATGTTCTAAAACCTCCACCTGCTTTTGAGGCAGCTACGCCAAGCCCTGATAAAACCGTTCCCGATTTGCCAGCTGCAGAGGATAGGTTTCTTAGCGACCCTACAGGATTAATAACAACAGAGGCAAATTTCGCTAACTTACTGTTAGATAATTGTAAAGAAGCAGAAAAAGAACGAAAAAAGTTAGTAACTTTATTCCCTTCTCCTAGCATATTTAGCTGTCTTTGGCTTGCTCGTAGATTTGCTCTAAATGTATCTAACGTAGGAAAAAGACCTGAAATAGTCTCTCCTAACGTGGTAAATCTTGTTAGTACATTTACATTAACTCCCGCATTTTCAAGCCCAACCAGATTTGCTTTATATTTAGAAACAAACCCTTTTACAGCTTGTAATGCGCTATTAGAACCCCTAATAATAGGATTATTGATAAATTTCTTCCACTTGCTATCGATATTTCCCGCGGTTTCAAACATTGTTGAAATTGTTTTTCCAAAAATGCTTGTCATTTTTCCAAAGACTTTTAACACGGGACCAACTGAAGCTGCTAACGCAATCATTTTCATTATATATTCTTGAGTTTTAGGATTGGCCTCTGAAAAAGCTTTTGCCATCTTTCCTAAAGTTTCAACTAAAGGTTTAGAAGCCTGTAGTGCACTTCTTAATGCATCTACAAAAGGACCACCTAAATCTATTCCCATATTTACAAATTCATTTTTTAACATTCCAAGTTTTGCTTCAGTTGTCTCGTAACGCTTACCAGCTTCATTTGCTAGAGCTGTATTTTCTTTAAAAGCTGAATTACCTCGTTTTACAGCACCTTCAAAGACATCACTTGCATTAGCCGCACGTAATAAACTATCACGTAATCTAACTTCTGTAATTCCCATATCATCTAGCACTTTAATAGCTGATATTCCGTGTTTTTCTGAGTCTTTTAAGCCCTGGATAAATTCAATTAATGCTTGAGATGGATTGCTTTTGAATAATTGTGCAAACTCTTCTCCAGTTCGACCTGTTACATTCGCGAAATCTTCCAGACTACCTGAAGCTTTACTGGCTTCTTTATACATTTTTTTTAATTCTGAGGTAGGTATTCCCATTTGCTTAGAAACTGCCGTCAGTTCTTTTCCACCCCAGTTTACAGCATGCACAAAAGATTCCCAAGACACGCCTTGCTCCGCTACTGCTTGTTTCAGCGGCGCAAAAGCTTCAACACCTGTTTCTGTTGCTAATTGCATTTGAACCATTAACCGAGAGAACGCTGAACCACCCGCTTCGGCCTCTATACCAACAGATGATAACGCCGCTGCAAAACCTACAATATCTCCTTCAGTCATACCAATTTGTTTTCCTGCACCAGCTAAACGTAAGCCCATCTCTGTAATCTCTGATTCGGTAGTCGCTAAATTATTCCCTAAGTCAACAATCGCTGAACCAAGGTTGCTAAATTTATCTTGTGACATCCCTGTAATGTTAGCAAAACGAGCTAAGGAAGTAGCTGCTGAATCGGCTGACATGTTTGTTGATTCGCCCATATCGATCATAGTTTTGGTAAATCCTACAACTTTATCAGTTTGGATACCTAATTGCCCCGCCGCTTCCGCAACGTTTGCAATTTCTGTGTGACTTGCGGGCAATTCTTTTGCTAAATCTCTAAGGCCTTTTTCTAAATCATCATAAGAATAAATGACTTTACCGTTAGAATCGACCATCTCATCGTTGGTCTTTTTAACTCCAGTAAAGGCGCTTTCCCATTTTACCGCTGCGGTTGTTACTGCGCCAACGGCGCCCGCAATTGGAAGTGTGATACCTTTAGTCATAGAATCGCCGACTTTTTCAATGCTTTGACCGATACTTGCGGTTTTATCACCAAAACTTTTCATCGCACCATTCACTGTATTCAAATTACTAGGAATATCAGAAGCGTTTGAGCTAAGTTTTTTTAGCGAAGATACAGCACCGTTCATCGCACTGGTAAAATTGTTATCACGTGCTGTAAGTATGGCTGTTACCGTTTTACTTTGTGTCACGTTTTTTCCTCCTTTCCTCAACAATTTTTCTTGCTTGTTCTAATCGACGAGCGTTTTCTTCTAGCTCACTTAGCTTTTCCACTTCTCGTTGCGAGATTTCCCCTCGCACATCACGTTCAAGCTTTTCAAAGTCATAGACATCTTTCACTTCGTTAAAAATATAGCGTTGCCCTTTTTCATCTGGTGTTGTAAAAATACGTGTAGCTAACGCGTTAACGTATAGTTTCCTTTCTTCGTTAATTGCACGTAAATTTACAGCTTTTATCCGTAAATTAAATTCATAAGGAGTCATACGCTCAATTTCTTTTAAAGTGATATTGGGGAAATGTTGAAAACAAGTGACAACTATTTCGTCATAATCTAGGCTGTCGTTTCTTGTTGATTGGCTTGTATCTGTTCCATGTAAGCCATGATTTTTTTGATTGCTTCTAGTGCTTTTTTCGTCCGAAGAGCCGTTAGCGGTGCTTGCTCCAAGAAAGAGATAAAATTTTCAAACAACGTTAAAGCCTCATCTGACGTTTCTAAGTAGTCGTCAATTTCTTTCGTTGTTAAGTCATCATAAGTAATTAACGCTGCATGCATTAATTTTTGAAAGGCAAAAGCGTCGCCATCTTGTAATCCGCCAACCAATTGAACGAAGCCTTCCACTTCTTCAACGTCAGGTTTTAATGCGTTAATTTCATTTAAAAATTTAAAACCGAAAACCAAAGGATATTTTTTTCCGTTAATTGTTGCGACAGGTTTTACGTTTGTTGACATGTAAAATTCCTCCTAAAAAAGCGACAATGCCTTCACATTGCCGCCTACTTCCTAATTTTTAATTATGGTACTAATGCTAATAAATCTGTTTTCGTTGTTTTTCCTGTAAAATCAATACTGTGAGCAGTTAACCATTCTTTGATTTCAGGAATAGTATTTGCTTCTGTTGGTTTATTTTCCAAAGAGCGCCCCGCCAATACGGTAAAAGCTGGAATAGCTACTTTTTCAGATTCTTTTTCATCTTGCACACGTACAATATGGTACGTTCCTGCTGCTACTTTTGCTCCTGTATCAAGTCCTGTAATAGTTAATGGACTTGCTCCTTCAACTACTTTTTCACTACCTTTGTAAATACGATAAGTAATTGCCATGATTATTCTTCCTCCTTCACTTTTACAACGGCGCCATCTGATGTCGGCGTTATACTTTCAACTTTAGGTACTTCAATTGTTTTTGGTGTGTATTTTTCTACAGGCTCCTCTGGTTCCGCACCAGCTACAGTGTCGTAGAAGAAAGCACGCGCAAGTTCTTCGTTTTCAGTGTCAACTGTTGCCCATCCTTCCACTAAATCACCATTTAAAACTAGAGTTGGCTTAATGCTTGAATTAGAATCAGATTCAGCAGAATCTCCGAATGAATCCAATAAACCTGTGCCAAATTCCGCTTCGTATTTCCCTGTTTTTGGGTCTTTTTTATCAAAATTAATGCGCCATACATCAATTTCTAGCCCGTTACGGTACGCATATTTCAACATGTTGTAAGTTTCTGTGCCTGTCCGTAAAAATTCCATTTCGATGGAAGCTGACGGCATTCCTGATGTAGGAACATTCCCATCTTTTGTTGATTGCGTATCTGTTTTTGTTTCTGACTTATATTCGTGTGAAATTTCTAAAGCTAATAACTTCGCTGCTGTTGTCGCACGTTCACGTGTTAGTCGAAACATTAACTTAATTTTTTTACCTTGAATTGCTTTTTCCATTTCGAGTTTCCTTCTTTCTTATTCAAATTCTAACGTGATGTCAAGTACACCGTGTGCAAGGCTCGTACCAAAATTGGTTGTATTTTCATAAATTACTTCTGTGCTACTTTCTGTCACTAACCAATTAAAGTTCTTAGTCTGATGCAATTCATGAACGATTTTTCGCACATCGGCTAATACTTGATTTAATTCTCGACGTTTGTCGTCATGATCATAAACATGAATCATAATATTTGTTGAACCTAACGTTCTTGTTTTTGTTTGTCTATCCTTAGACCATTGTTCGCCTAAGAAAACAAACGGGTAAGAAGCGTCGTCATCTGGCAAATGCCCATAGGTTTCATAGCCTGTTTGCTCCAAAGTGACAAATAACGCTTCGTAAAGTTCTGAATACGGGTCTTTAAAGGTCATTTTACTAACGCCTCCATATTATCAAGAAATCTTTTAGCTGCTGCTGTATGCCCTTTTTTCATATAGAAACGTCCGTACATATAACGCGTTCCATATTCTACATATGCTGAATAGTCAGCCATCGCTTCAACTTCGCCAGTCATTCCGTCATCTTTAATAGAAGGTGTCTCACTTCGTTTTAAGTATCCACTTCTGACTGGTGTTTCTTCTGCAATTTGATTTGCCATATAAGCAGTATCATTTTTGACGACCTCTTTTACATCGTCTAGCTTTTTCGCTTCTTCAATCGCTTCGATTAAATCATCCAATCCTGAAATATCTACTCGGTAAGTCATCGATATTCGCTTCCATAAACCGAAGTTCCTTTGCTAACACGCAAATTTTTAACAACGGTAAATTTTCGATTTTTTTGTTCTTCTTCGTCGTAGTATTCAAGAAATCCTGAACGAATAGCTAGGCGGTCTCTAAAACGAAAAATGACCATCTGCTCCTTTATGTTAGGGAAAATGGTCATTTGTTTTTCCGTTCCGACTTCGGTTACATTACCTATCAGTTTTTCCGAAATTAGCACGTGTTTTTTGTTGTAGTAATCAATACATGTTCTCATAAAAAGGACACCTTCCTTTTACGAATCAAGCCTTGTTCTTCAAGATAATCGTTAATCTCATCTTGAAATTCCCCGAAGTCATCCAAATTATAAGAGATTGTTTCTTCTGATTGAGAGTGTTGTTCCATGCCTTCAAAACCTAAACGGTTATATCGTTTCACTACAATTGACGGAACAATATAGTCCAATTTTTCTGGTATTTTATCAGCTTTCAATTTTACTCGCAGCTGTTTTTCAGTAATGTCCCAGATTTTGATAATTTTTGCCTTATCTTTTTCGTAGGTATCCTCTGAAATATCCAGTAGTACGCGATAATCTGAAAGAGTCATTTTTTCACCTACTCTGCTTCAACAACTGCCCCATCTGCCGTTGGTGTTACCTTTTTAACGGTCGGGGCGCTTACTTTGAATCGTAAGAAACGTAAATGGCAGGACGAGCTTTTTCAGTTACGATAGCATCATAATAGTTTAATCCTTTGATGGTATCTCTGTAGCCGTCACGATCTTGTGAAGCTGGAATTAGATCAATAGAGTTGTATTTTTCAACTGGCGAACAAACCATCAAAGGCACAAGAATATAATTAATTTTCTTCGTAGAATCTACCTGTAAACGAGATTTTGCAACTTTTTGAATAATAGTATCGGAACCGTCTAACTGCGCAACTTTACGGTTAATACCTGAAATTTGTTGCTCGTTCGTAGTAAATGTTTTTGAAACACCTTTTGCATTTTTTAATGCTGAATAGTAGTCAGTGGATGCAAACATAATAAACGGACCGACAATTTCTGCATCTGTCATATACGCTTCTGCTGCGTCATAAGAAGCTAAAGAGTTTTCTGTAGTAATGGTTTCTTTTACCGTTTTTCCAACGTATTTTCCTTCGCTATCATCATCCGCAGCCTCAGCAAATGCCGCTTCTAATAAGCGTTGTACAGCAGTTCGATCTTTTTCAGGAATCGCAATTAAACGAGTATGCTCTTCCACAAGCGCTTGAACTTCGTAGGAAGCATTTTCTGATTGATCTAATGTGTCTAAGTCATAACCAAACCAACGCTCTTTCTCTAGTTTAAACGTTTCTTTTGCCACATCAATTTTAGAACGTTTATTGTCTTCGTTACGTTTATAATCACTAGCAGTAAAACCTTTCATTTTGTTGATGCGGACTTCTTTTGCGCCTACAAAATCCGCTTCAGTTACTGCAGCAGCTCCACCTTTCAATAAATCCCAAACCTGAGAGCCTGCGGCAAATTCTTTGTCAATTGCTTTTAAATCTTTGCTATCTAAAATAACTGGCATAATTTTCATCTCCTATTTCTTTTCTAAATTTTTAGTCAAATTGCTGCGCCAATCGGTCTCTTTTGTTGCTGTAGCAACGTTTACAGTTTGACCTTTCAGCAATTCTTTTTGGATACCATCTCTAGCTTTTGAAATAATTTGTTTTAATTCATCTACAGCTTTCTTTGTATCCTCGTCCGTATCTTTCACAAGCAATAAATCGGCTTGTGCAGCACTTACGTAGTCGGAAAGACCATTCTCGGATAAATCATTACGAACAGATTCGGCACGCGTTAAACGGTCGAGTCGGGCTTGGGCTTCCATTTCTCGTTTTTCCGCTAGTGCTTCTTTGTCAGCGGCTTCTTGTTCTTTCGCCTTAACACGTTCTTCCGCAGTCATTTGCTCGTAAGATTTTTGCTTTTCCCAATCAGATTTTGCTTGCTCCACTGCTTTCTTAGTTTCTGCTGCAATCATTTTTGATACATCTTCACGGGTAAAAGTCTTTCCAGTTTCTTTTCCGTCTGGATTTTCATTTTTGGGATTTTGAGAATTCTTTGTCGATGAATTCCCAGATTCGTTTGAATTGTCAGAGTTTGGCTCATCAGAATTTGGCTCATCTGCAAAAAATTGTAAATCCATCGGTAATAATAAGTGTTTTTCTTCGTTCATGTTAAAACCTCCAACCATTACGTGGCTAATCGAAATTAATAGGTTACGCCTATCAATCGAAACAGCTTTCTCTTTAACGCCTGTAAGCAGTAAGAAGGCAAATAAAAAAAGCCTAACTTTCGCTAGAACTTTTTGTCTTTATAAGCAGGTGCAGTACTACACCGACACCAGTTGTGAATGGGACTTGCGTTGATTCCTGGACTCATTTCAGAAACCTTATGTGGATTTGCACTTGCTATTCCTACACAAATAGGACAAGCGCTTGGTTCTACAATTAGGTTGTATTCTTCATACCCATATTTTTCGTAGCTTTGCTTTTGTACTTCACTTTGTATTCTTGCGGATTCACTAATCATTAGTCGACGTGCGACATAATCAGCCGTTTCCTTTCCTCGCAAGCTGTCAATCACAACTAATTTGCGTAATTCCCTAGCTAGAATATCTGGATGCTTACCTGCTACTAACCCAACTGTTAATAAGCGATCGATACTCGCTTTCAAAACATCTTGGTTTGCCCACAAACGTTGAGAAAATGTCGTGTTATGAAACGACCCCTCAATAATCGCTTTAGCAAACAATCGATAAGTTTCTTCGGAAAGAACAGACTCGCCTAATATCCCCGCTTGTCGTACAAACTCCGCTACAGATTCCTCTGTTAACATTGCTGTAAAATAGGTCTGTAGCTGATTAGTGTTGTCTGTTAAATACAAACCTATTTTCGATTTTAAAAGCTCTAAACGATTAACCTTCATCGTTAAATTGTATAACCTTAATTGCTCGTTAGCTTCTTTTGAAAAATCTCTTGTTTGTACATAACGTTTCGCTTTTTCCGCGAAAATTTGTACGTCATGTTTACTTGCACGTCGTTTCGCTTCATCAATGCTAATCTTCTCTTTCCCTGCATAAGCGACGTAAAACTGTTGAATTTCTGCTTCTATCGTTTTCCATAACTGTAAATACCGTCTATGAATTTCTTGTTCGTAATTCACATGTCGTTTCAGCATTTCTTCGATATGTTTTGCTTCTCGTTCCGCCCAATAATTACTCATGTTCTTCGGTCACTTCTTCCGTATTTCGAGTAAATTTACCGAAATCAACTTGTGGATTTAAACGTTCTTCCGTTTCTTCGTCCTTTATACGTTCCATTTCTTGAGTTACGTCAGGAACAATCGATAATACGCCTAATTGCGTTTCTCTTGAAACAATCCCTTCAAGTTTTTGTGCAGTTTCCGCTTCGTCTTTAATATTGCGCGGAATATTAAAGTCAAAAGTGTATTCTAAATTAAACCATTCCTTAGCTTTATTAGCAGGTACATTCGTAGGCAATGAAAAAATCATTTTGTACATTTGCGCATATGCTTTTTTAAACTTCCTAGCTTTCGCTTGTGCTAAATTCCTAGGATTTTGCATTTTAAATTCTAGCGAAATCCCAGAAGCGTTATTGCTAAAACTTTCATCGTTTGCATTATAAGTCATAGACATTTGATAAATTAACCGCTCTAATCGGTCTAATAGATTTTCTTGTGTTGTATCTGAACTAGGTTTATCTAAAAAATTAATATCTACCGATTCGCCTTCATTTAAAGGCTCGGCGCTGTTAATCACTCGGTTATCACGTAAATAGGAAGCGACGTTTTCGTCAGCTAAATCTACCCCTATCATTTTTAAGTAGGCATCCGCAAAATAACTCACGTCGTTCGCTTTTTCTGATAGAGCTTCATTGTAATTATTAATCAGCGACCACACAGACTCAATGCGTCCTTGTCGTTCGTCATTTTCCATAAACTCAATCATAGGCACTTCACCGTACGGATTAGCGATTGCCTCTTTTCCACCTAATAAATAAGACAAGGCTTTCTGAAAAACGGTTGGTCCTCTCTTAGTTTCCAATCGTTTAGAAGTCTTGTCTTGTGTAAAAATAAACGTTTCTGTGCTATTTTGTGGATAAACAGTTGCTGTTAGCTCGTCCTTTGTCATTTTGTTGTAAAGAACCGCAAACATAGGCGCTTTTAATAAGTCATCTGCGTAAACAATGAATCCTTGCGTAGGTTTTAAATAAGTCACGCACGTTTCTGCTTCTTCGTTTTGATATAAAAGCTTATAAGCATGCCCATAAATAGCAGTTAGCTTAGAAAGCTCTGCATCGTTGTCTTCTTCCTCATTTCGTTTACGGAAATTTTGAACAAATTCTTTTACCTCACCATCTGGATGAGTAATCTTTGTTGGTTTACCGTTAAAGAAAGCTGCAGAACTATCTACAACATAACGGGCAAAGTTGACTGCAATTCGATGGTCAGGTTTTCCAATTCCTTTATTTTTTTGATAATAAATATCATGTTGACCGTTGTAGAGCTTTTCTAATTCTTCGTAAAACCCAATTAATTTCCGATGCTTATTGATGTATTTATCCACCAAGCGTTCGTCAATCTTTGCGTTTTTATCACAATAAAAGACACGATTTCCTAAAAGGTCAACGAATTCACGTATTTTACTTTCAGTATTTGGTCTACTTACTTTTTCTATCATTAAATAACCCCCTTCACGCTCTGTAGCTTAATTCCTCGTGATTTATTTAAAATGGTGTAAACAAAGTATCTTAGCGCATCACACGCGTGATCGTGTTGTTTTATAGGCTTGTCTTCGCCTCTATCTGCCGCTTTTTCATCCCAAATATATGATGCAAATTCTGCAAATAAATTTTTACAGTTACTAGAAAAATAAATCTTTCCTTCATTCATTGCTGTTTGAGTTGCACGAATGCCGTCAATAACATTATTTTTGGCTTTTATAACTTTGTATCCATTCTCTCTAAGTAATGCAATAAACGAAGCTGCTGACGGATCCACAATAATTTTAACTTTTTTCCTTCTACAAAATAATTCAGGTCTTTCAAATATTTATCATCACTTTTTTGTTTTGATTCATCACGACCAGAGTAATAATACTCATCAATGCAATACCAATTTTCTTCGTATTTAGCCCATAACAAAAAGACTGTAGCATTTTGAGTTCCATAGTCTATAGATACGTAATATTGACTAGCTATAGCGTTTTTGGGAGGTTCTTTTACCATCGTTTCCGCATCAAAGTTGTCAAAAATAATTCCTTCAGATAATACCCATAATCCACGAATATACCTGTCATAAAAAACTCCTGAATACATTCGTTTGTAACGATTAATTACTCTTTCACTAAGCGAAGGATTATCTTCCATAGTAAAGTGAATGCGAATAGCATGCTTTTCTGTTAGTTTGTCTAACCATTCAAGTTTGAACCAATGATGAGGTCCAGCAGGATTACAGTTAAACCATGATTTAGCACCATCTACAGATAAACGTGCTGTTGCTTGGTTTACAAATGATTGTGGCATAAGCGCCACTTCATCAAAGAAAAATCCAGCTGCAGTTAGACCTTGCACCAAATCTTGCGAAGCTTCATCTTTACCACCAAATAAAAAGAAATAATTTGTTTTATTATTTTTAGTTATTTCAAGGATATTATCTGTTCGATTGTCTTTAACAGCATAGCCACGACCCCTAAGCATCTTTTTTAATGGCCGTATAACGTTACGCCTTAATGAACCAATTGTTTTACCAGCCATTCCGAATTGCTCTTCATCATAGCTTTCCATTGCCCAAAAGATGTAAGATAGCGACATAATAACTGTTTTACCAGCACGAACAGACCCATCACAAATAATAGCTTCTTTATCTTTATACTTGGGATGTTTCCACCAAGATAAAACTTGCTTCTGCTTTTTAGAAAACGATGTGAATTTGAAAACAACAGATGTTTTACGTTTCGATATTGTCATCATTCCACACCTCATTATCATTAACTATATTATTGATAGCTGCAATAAACCCATCATCTTCAACTTCTGGAATATCGTCACCATTCTGAATTTTGAGTCGCCGAATTTCAGCAGCAAGTTTTTCGTTTTGACGATTAAGCATGACTTTCTTGTCTTGACTCAATGATAATTCGTTCAGTTGCTTAATTGACTTAGTTAATTGATTACTAACACGAGTCAACGAATCTTCAATAGCTAAGATGTCATCTAACTTTCTAAATGTTTTACGAGTTACTTGAACGTCTTGCATAACTTCACGTTTTATTTCTAGCTTTCTACCGTCTTTTTCAACTGGTGTTTTAATTTTCCTTAGCTGTTGTAACCGTTCAACTTCTTCATCATTTAGTCCTTTTTCAGCTTCTTTGATACGTTTCATCATTCTAAACTGCCGTACCTTTAATAAGCGAATCTCATCATTCAAAATAAAAAAAGGATCATCATTCAGATTAGAATAGATGTCCTTTTCTTCATCAGATAACATATCGGCAAATATTGTTTCGTATTCGCCTGTTTTAATAGCGTTCTTATTACCAAGTGGTGGCGAGGCTCGGCTATTACCTTTGTTGCCTACTGCGTTCTGATTACCAAAAGGAGCGCCTCCCCGATTAGTAACGTTACCTTTTGCATTGGTAACATTACCTTTCAATTCAGCACTCCATTTATCAATCGATTTCCATTTTCTAATTTGAGAATCTGAAACATTTAACTCAGAAGCAATTTCCTTTAATTGCTTCTCTCCGTTGGATTCTAGCCAAATCTTTTTAGCTTTGTCACGTCTTGGATCACGTTTCCTTGCCATTCAATACACACCACCTCGCATTCTTTTTAAGTTAAGTTTTGTTTTCGATATTTACAATCATAATTCTTTTAACTGACTTTCAATTTCAATTAAGTCTTTTAGGTCCTTAACTGTATTCAATTTGATCTGACCCGCTTTAAAGTTGCTTATCCATTGAGCCTTTGCAGCCCTGATAATCTTGTTGTTTTCTTCTGCAACCTTTTGCTTTTCTAAAGCTTGTTGAACTTCATAATCAAATGTTTCCATTGTAGAATACCTCGCACTATTATATAATGCTAAAAGACACAGAACTTCCTTTTGAGCATGCATGCCAGCTTCTGTGTCTTCGGGGTATTCGTATCTCGTTGAAGTAGTCGAGTGTTAGCGCACTCGGCTTCTTTTTTTATCGTAAAAAGGAAACGAAAGAGATTGTTTTCGGTTTCTGGTTAAACTTCTTAGCAATCTCAATTGATTTTTTGTTGTACGCTTCAATAAATGGTTCGATACGTTCTTTTGCTTCTTCTCTAGTAATTAGATTACTTCTATATAGGCTTCTAGCGTTTTCCGCTATGCTTTTTAATTCTTTATTTGTCATTACCCTTCACCTCATGCAGAGCATAAACGATTGCTTTTTATTCGTCCAGTCCATTTACGAGATTTTCTAGTTCATCATCTAATGTTTCTAAAACTTCGAAATGTTGATTAATGTTTTTCGGATTTCCTTTATAAAAGACTAATACATTTTGATGCATTCTAGTTACTTTTCTATTGTTCATCAAACGTCTAGCTCTTAGTGAACCCGAGCCAACTGCGTTTAACAAAATCATGTCATTATAGAAATATAAACCTTCCTTGCTAAATGCTCTCTTAGTCAAACCTGTTAAATCTTGATAAAAGCCTTTTTTATCTCTGACATCAGAAATGGTGACTACTGCGAAGCGATTATCTTTTAGCTTTCTAGCAGAACGTTTTAATATTTCACTATATACTTCTGCAAATTCTTCATAGGACATATTACTAATGTCTCGTTCATCGTCTGAATAAACTTCAAGGTCTGCATACGGCGGACATGTAAATAACAAATCTTGACTTTCATCTTCAATATGATGGTCTATATTCAAGCTATCATCACAAATCCAATTAATATCACTCAAACCAATTTCTCGAGCATTAGCATAGTTTGCACTTACTTGTTCTGCTCTCAAATCAATACCTGTGTAATTATGGCCAAGAACTTTTGCTACTATTCCACGCACAGAACCACCAGCGAATGGATCAAAAATATTGCTTTCTGTTTTAGGTGTAAACCAACGATACCCTAATTCGCATAGAACAGGGTCAAAAATAGATGTTCCTTCTAGTCCTGGCGCTTGCATGCTAGGATTGAATACCAAATTATTTTCACGGCCAAGCTCACTCTTAATACCTAGCTCTTTCCATTGGCGTTTACGATCTAACCAACGCTTAGTTTTTGTATCAAGATAAGAAAATGGCGGAAACAAGAAAGAATCAAATAAACTGGTATTTGTTGGATTTGCCTTTACCCTATCGGCTGTAGTTTCAAATTTGTTCATATCAGCTAACAGCTCATCTAATTCTTCTTGATTGAAGCCTGTTAGAGGTAATTCATCTGTGTTAAGCTCTTCCAATAACTCAACTAATTTATCTTCATCCCACTGGCCAGAAATCTTATTTAAAGCTATATTTAAAGCTTTTTCTTTTTCGATAGGTAAATCTACAATGGATACTTCAATTTCGCCAATTCCTAAATCTTTTGCTACCGATACACGCTGATGGCCACCAACTAAATTTCCTGTTCTTTTATTAAAAATTGGTGGATCAACAAAGCCAAATTCCAAAATGGATTGTTTAAGCTTCTCATATTCTTCCATGCCCGACTTTAATTCAACCCTTGGATTGTAGTCAGCAGGACGTAGTTCTGATAACTTCATCTTTTCAATATTCATATCTAATCCCTCATGTTTCGCTTAATGTTGTCTTGAATGTTCTTTTCATCAAAATAGCCATGCCCACAATAAACTAGCTTGCACGCATCAATTTCCTTTGGTGTAGCTTCTCTCGTCATTTCAACAATTGAAGCATTCTTTTTTATCTGCACAGACATTACAACACGCATCGAAATAGTTGAGCGGTTCGACTGTGGATATTTATGTGTTAGCGATACATACCAATAGCTTTTCATATTTTTCTCTCCTAGTTGTTTTATGTACTTGATTCAATAAATCACTTCTTGCTATACTATTTATGGGTAGCAACTCCTTTTTGTAAATAGCAATCAACAAAAATTGTGCACGAATGCTACCTAGCCACTAGATCCCATAGTCTAGTGGCTTTTTTATGTACACAAAAAAGACCACTCATTTTTATTGAGTAGTCTAAAGATTTATATTAGACTGCCTAGCCAATCTAACACTTATTTAACAATACTAGGTTGCTAGCCACTTTATCCTGTTTCCGCAGGCTGGCTAATTCTGAAAGGAGGTGAACCGATCGTTAAAGTAAGAAACATTTATTGACGATTCTTTTATTTAAGTAGCTATGCTACCTACTGGAACAATAGGACTCGAACCTATACCGACGGTTTTGGAGACCGCTGCTCTACCAGTTAAGCTATATCCCATTAACACTCACAAACCTGTAGAAAAAAGAGAGAGGAATTACACCCCATTTCTTTTAGTTTGAGAACATCTGATTTGTGAGTGATCATTGCAAACTACATAGCGCTATCTTGACAAGTGCTTTCGGCGTACGTCTACGTGTAAGCTTCATGCCAAGTTTATTGCAATATTTGCTACCTATGACTAAACGAGACAGAAAGAACTGGACTTTCCACATCCTTATTCTTTATTTTTTATAGGTAGCCTCAAAAGATAAGTGAAACGGAGCTAAGATAGGTAATGCATGCCTTACCCTCGTCTCCTTATCTTTCGACACTACCATAATAACACCTAAATATTGATAAAAACCGCCAACTTTCCGCCAAAAAACCGCCAAAAATTTTATTTATATGCAATTATTTTTCCATTTCGATACGCTTCGGCAAATTCAATTAAAGCCTCTGATTTCATTCGTTGAATACTTCTTTCGGAATATCCAACTTCCCTAGCTATCTTGTAATTAGAGTAATGGTCCTGCACACAGAAACTATAATGCAAAATTTGTCTGCTAGTTAGGCTTAATGCCATAAGCGCAGATAAAATTTCGTCTCTTTCTGCTTCTGCATCTGCTAATTGTACTAGCGCATCTTCTGCTTTGTTCCCATGACTTTGGCTTTTAGGCATATCTGTAATAATTGGTGATTTTAAATCTATCAAAGAGCGACCAGCTATTCGCTCTAAACGTCTAAAATTCTTCAACACATTTCTGGCATTCGCTTTTGTTTGTCGAAAATCTACTTCTTTTAGCAATTTAATCAAGTGAAATCGCTCCTTTTGTGGTATAATAATAACGACTTTTCCACAAAGTTATCCACACATTATCCACAGCCAGAGCAATCTGGCTTTTTTGTTGGCAGCTTTCTTTACTCATGATAAAATATTTTTATTGTGACCAATGTTTGGGGTAGAGTAACCTCACATATCACAAGCTACCACTTTTCTGGTAAAATATTCTTCTTAGTCAACCAGTGGTCGGTTGGCTTTTTTGTACTTGATTTTTTATAATGGGTTTGGTATAAAAATACTATAAAAAATAAACTTAATATTATTTCTTACAGAACTACCTAGCGGAAACTAGGTAGTTTTTTATACTATCGATTGTAAAAACTAAAATACATTGGTTTCAAAACTATTTGAACCCACTTATTAAACGACTAAACCAGTGTCCAATTATTTCTGGATGTGAAATAAAATATCCGATTCCCACAATTGAGACAATCCAGCATATGCCTATAATCACACAAACAATTGTTAGAGGTGAAAATTTCTTATCTTTCATCTATTCTTCCTCCAACTTCACAGCAAACGGCCAATAGCGCTCATCAACTGCTTTGATTTCTTGTTCTGTTAACATATCCACCTTTTCCTTACATGTCGTAAAATCAATTGCTCCCGCTAAATTTAAAAAAGTATATCCTGTGTTAGTCGCCCCTTTGTCTGGTAATAAAACGTGATATAAAGGTCCCTTCTCGACTTCGTAGCCGTCAAGCCATGCGTGAGCAAACAACTCATGATTTTCAAAAGTATCAAGCCAGTCTGATACTTCTTTAGCTTTTTCTATATGCATCGTATCTCTAAGCTTACTTGTTGCTGAGCAATACAGAGTGCACTCTAATCCTTTGCATAACTCAATCCATTCTGCCACGAACTTCGGAACAACGACTTTTTTCGGTTCGTCTAGCTGTTTTGCTAAGCTAATTGCTCTTTCGTTGGCATAGTCAGCACCTCTCAAATAATCAAGGCTGTCTGTAGAAACTTCTAAACATTCTAACTCTTCAATCAATTCTTGTTTATTCATCGCTGTTCCTCCTTGAAACTGTTAAAACAGTAGACAGATGTCCGTTATTACGCAAATATTTCAATAAGTCCTCAGTATCAGATACATCTTCATCTCCTCCGTAATAGATGCTTTCAATTATTACAGCTAAATCTATATAGCTTATTTTTAATTGTTTCACTCTGCTTCCTCCACTCTAAAAAGTTCGTCTTCTAGTCCAACTTTTTGATACTTCAAAAATTCAGTAATTATGATCGGTTGTTTATTACGCCATGAAATTTCAGTAATATCTGTATTTCTAAGAACCACGATTGATGGCAATGCATCTTGTGCATTTTCATTAACATAACCCCACGAACCTAGGTCCATATATTTTTTAGGCTTCAAGGAAAAAAAGGAAAGATATTCGCTGTCGCAGTCTCTGACCACATATTTAAACCCTCTTTTAAAGGCTTCTTCCATAACCTCTAGCGCTTCGTCTCTTGATTTAAGCTCCATTATCTTTTTTATTCGATCTAAATAATCACTCATTCCGCTTTCTCCTTGCGTTTCGCTATATCATCGGACCAAGCAGCATAATAATCAAAGTCATAGCCATCTTCTCTTGGGTTTTCTTCTAAACGATCTGGATCAGGCATTAATATGGCCTGTTTCACTTCTTGAGATTTATCTTCCAGTTCCCATATCAAATCATCAGGCACCTCAATTGAGACTATTTTTACTGTTTCATCTTCATCTGGATCATTTGACATTAGATAGTCTTTTTCTCCTTCGTATTCTTTAATTACATCAATTAAGCTTTCTGTCCAATGTCCAGTATTTGAGCTCTCATATCGATATAGTTTCATTCTGATTCCTCCAATAATTCTGGATTTTCGTATATGTTGCCATCGTTTGCATAATCCATTTCAAGCAATTCTTTAACAGACACAGGCTTCCAATTTGTTTTTTGAACGCTGTTTACTGGCACAGCCATTAGACACCCTTTATTTTCAATTCTTTTGATAAAGAATGGCCAACAACCTTCTTTGATTAGGTAGTTTCCTTCCCAACTTTCAACGCCGTTCTTGTCTTTTAACCCTGTTGATTGCATGAGGACTAAATTTCGTACATGATATGATTTCAATTCGGAAGGTGTCTTCCAATATTCGATACTGTTGACCTTACCACCTTTAGTAAAATGTAAGACAGCTACATCTCTCATTGTGTTTTCTCGCTTATCCCACGCTCTAAACTTTGGAATCATCTTCTTCACTCACTTTCTAAAATAGTGACAGCTGTTCTCCAGTTCATATAAATAGCCCCATTGGGATATTTGACAACATTTTTTCCTGCGCAACTTCGTACATCTCTTTCTTTATTTCAAATCCATAAGCATTTCTATTGAGTTCTGCCGCAGCTCTAAGCGTAGAGCCACTACCAGCGCATGGATCTATTACAACATCCCCATAATCTGTGAAAATTTCAATCAACCGTTTAATAACGGGTATCGGTTTTTGTGTCGGATGTATTTTTGGATAGCTGTTATCCGTTTCCCATTCAAACCAATTTAGAACCATACGGCCGTCGTTATTAAATTTCGGAAGTTTTTCTCTATAAAGAACGAGCGCATATTCTGTAGCTCCTACAACTTTCATATTTGCTTTTAGTACCTGAGGACTGGATTTCTTAATAAAAACTAATGGAATATGATTGTTAAATCCGTACTTTTTACCATAGTCAATCACCATTTGAAGCTGTTGAAAGGCGCAAAATACTATCATAGCTGGTGCTTTTCCAACTTCTTTCGGTTCTTTTTTTAGCATTTTTGAACAAAAGTGCATAAATTCTGATATTCTGAAATTTTCATCGGTATCAAAAAAACTTTTATTCGCTTTATTCGATTCTCCATTTTCAATTTTCCCACCCTCATACCATGCAGAACTTGATGCGTATGCATTTTTACCTAAGTTATAAGGAATGTCTGCAATAACTAATTGCGCTTTCGGTATGCCATACCGTTTATAATTTTGAAAATGATCGTTAAATAATTGTATTTTCGTTTCTCTCTGCATAATTTCAAAGGAGTAAAGAATTCTTTGTGGTCGACCAAACCTCCATACCTCCTCTGTTATTTTCTTAGTGTTTTTAATTCGTTCCTGACGTTATTTCCTTCACGATTACATACTGGGCATGGTTTAGCTTTCGCATGTCCGTATTTGTCCTTCGTCCAGACAACCCGTTCTCCCTTGCATTTTATGCACGTCATCGTTTTTACCTCGCTTACTGTATGTGCCGTTTGCGATAGCTTTTTCTTTTAGCCTGCGGTTTTTCTTTTTTATCTTCGAACGTTTTTTACCCATTAATTTTTTACCGCCTTTGTTAAATCAAAGCCTAATGCTGTCGGATACCCTTCTACTCCTTCTGGTTCAACATGGTAACGATAATTTTCAATATCCATTCCACTGGCTTTAGCTACCTTCTCTAAAATGCTACCTGACCAGCTTTTACGGTAACCTGCTTTCCTGTTTGATTTAGGATTTACACAACTTCTAGCGCCTTCGTCTGTCGCTTCACACGGAATGACGAACAATGCTAATCTAGATTCATCTAAATATAATTGGACCCATTCAGGTTTATTTAGTCGTCTCACAACTGGACCGCTTAAAGCTAGTCCACTTTTTGAAATCGTAATACACTCTTTTCCTTCTGCTCCAAATGTTCCTGGTAATAATAAACTTGCTGTATTGATGTTAAATTTCATGTGTTTTGTCTCCTCTACTTTGTTATTTTGTTTTCTCTTAATTTTATTTTCTATTTCATTCGCCATTCGCCAATTTTGAAAGGTTGTTGTGCCTAGCCCTAGGGCTTTCTTAATGTCTTTTACTTGATAGCCCAAATCCAACAAGCGTTGGTATTCTTCTTTCGTCAGCTTATCAGGATCTAGCCTTGGCAACGGTCGCTTATCACCTATGCGATCAGAATTTAATAACGTAGACAACCGCTGGACCTCTCTCACGATTTCTGGATTGTTCATCCAAGTATCGTCGTCGCCTGTCAGAGAAAGAATTTTATGTCGAATGGCTTGTTTTTTTGCTTTGAGTATATTGTTTGCCATTATTCCCCCTCCAATCTCATGATTTCAATTTCTGTTCGTGGGTTTAAGCTATAGAGCTTTTGGCAAACCATCACAGCTATTTGACCGTCATTTTTGTACAAAATGCCTTCAGCAGCATCTGTGACTGCTTTAAAATAGTTGTCCAAATCAGGCTTTTTATCGCAATATTTCCGCTCTAATTCCACTTCTAAGCGTTTCTGTTTATTACTTAAGGCAGATTTAGGCGTATGGATGTAAAACGTCACATGAGCGGAAATTGGCCCTTTTTCAATCAACTTTGCTCTTGATTTACGAAGATAATTCTTCACTTGATTTTTGTATTCTTTCATAGCGCTATCTTCGTATGTTTGAACATAATTTCCACGCCTTGCGAATCTTGGGCGACTTTGTGGCTTAGGTTCAATCGGTAGAATAATTCGCATCTCTTCCACCTCGAACCTTACAAATCGGCTTCTTTGACGAATACTCCGTTTACCATTTCCCCTTGGCGATTTTTGATTTCGCTATATGCTTGATTTAAGCATTCGTATAAGTCCATGTTATTTTGCATAGCGAGAATAATTAACGTCACAACCACATCACCTATACCATCTCTTAAATCATTTTCATTATTTCTTGCCAATGCAGCGCCAACTTCTCCGACTTCCTCAATCACTTTTAACATTTGCTTTTCGGGTTCCGCTTTATCTAAACGCTTTTCTTTCGCCCATTCTTCCACTAATTTAACTAATTCATCCATCATTTTCCCTCCAAAAAATCTTTTATTTGTCTATCAAGTTCAGCTTGTTCTTCTGGTGATAGCTTTTCTTCTTCACCGTTCGCTTGATTCATCCATTCAGGCACCTTTTCGTGACGAACAGGTTTATTTTGATAGCTACTAATCCCAGTATTTTTTTTGCTTGTTGCTTTAAATGCTTTCTGCGCTTCCATTGCTTCTTCAAGCGTGGTTATGCTTTTATCTTTCCAATTCGCAAAAATTTTATCCACGTATGATTTTAGCCATCTCATATCTACGCTGTACTCATAAGCCTGTTTAACAGCATACAAAACTAGCTCTGGACCCCATTCTCTAATCCATGGACCTAAAGCACCTTTCAACAAGTTATTGGGCTGTTGTCCCCAGTGGCTTTGAATAAACTCATGCACACCGACATCTTCTTCATGATTATTTATGTTTGTGTTTTCGTTTATATTTATGTTTTGTTTATGTTTATATAATGTGCTACTGTTGCGCAACTGTGTTGTACACTTTTCCGCTACTGTTTCGCTACTACTTTGTAAACTGTCTTGTACACTCTCTTGTAAACTATTTGACGTAGAAAGTTTACGTACATCTTCTTGTAAACTTCCTTGTACACTATCTGATGTATAAAGTTTACATATATGGTAAGAAGTTGCTTTTCTTCCATTGGTTTGAAAATCAATTAATCCTAGTTGTTTTAATACATTTCGATTTTTATTTATTCCTTGGCGTGAAAGACCAGCTAGAGTTTCAAGCGTTTGATTACTTGCCGTAAACCACTCACTCCATCTTGTTTTATTGTTTATGCTCATCAATGCGCGCCATAAAGCAATTTGCCCAGATGAAAGTCCCTGATTGTACATTAAATAATCGTCAAACGCTAAAATCTGCTTAATATAGTCCATCATCGCACCTCCCTAGATAAGAGGGGAAAATTCCCTCTCTTTATTTATTCACTAATTAACCTCCAATATTCAACTTCTTACGTTCTTCAACGTTTAGTTTTACTGGTTTAATTTGATACTTGTTTAAAAAGTTCTTAGTACCTATCTGATGTTCTTCTTGATGATGTTGACGACAACCAGCGTAAAAAGTAAATGTTTCGTGATTAATCTTTTGACGATTTCGCCCCATACCGACTACCTCGATATGACAAACATCGGCATGTTTCCCACAAATACAACACTTACGGTATTTAAGGCAGTAATAAAACCATTTGTTATTTTCTAGCAAGTATTGGTATCTCTTTTCTAGTGGCACATCATTTTTCAAAATAAATTCGATTAAAAAACTAATCCATTCTGTTGCTTCATGTCGTGTAGCCTTACTGTGTTCAAAATACACACCGCTTTTAGCTTCGTAGTAATATTTTAAAACCCCTTCTATCCATTTAGGCTCGTCATAACTCCAACGAGCGATGTCGGCTATTAAAACATGAGAAAGTGCATTTTGTTTTTGAGACATTTGCCGATTATCTAACAGTTCAACTTTTGCCAAATTGTCATCATTGTTAGCTAAGAGATCGAGGAAATTTGAGTTAATTTCTTCCTCGAACTCGATAGCTAATTTATTTCCTTTATGTTTTATGATTTTTCCAATCATTCCATCACATCATTAAAAAATTGTTCATTTTCTAGCTTATGAATATTTCTATTGGTTAATTCCATTAGCTTATGATGTATTTCTGTGTCTAAATCTTCTATCTTTCCATCAAATTTTATAATCGTCAGAAATTGAGCTTCGACACTTTTTTCTGAAACTTTTTTTAACGCAGCTATTTTTTGGAAATTTGCTTTCAACTGTTCCAATTGTTTTTTAGTAATCTTCTTTACATTTTTTTCTTGTTTCTTGTATTCATCTGTATCCGCATCTTTTGTATCATCAATTAGATATAATCCATTTAGCGCATACTTCCGTGCATACGAAGAAGCAGTTCCAGTGATTTGGCTATCATCCATCCCTTTCTTGGTAAATGATTCTCTAGCGTACGCGGTGAAACTTTCTTTTATAATGCCATCGGTTATAGTCGCAGTTGCCTTAATGTAATGCCAATCTCCGATTAGCAAAGGTTCATCTGATAGTGTCAAAAGTAATCCTTGCTCTGCATTTAGTGGCTTCACAGCATTTAGAATATCTTCTGCTGATCGATACTTATATTTTCCAAACGAGTTGTATTGCCCTTTAGGAGCTTTTAATGCTGTTTGCACAGCAATTAGTTTTTCTACAAATGTTTTTTTATCTTCTGACATGTTCTCTCTCCTCTTTATAACAAACTGACCAACGACAAGGGTTTAATCGAATATAGTCTCCTGCATCAAAAAAGGTAACTTTAATGGGAATACAATCTTTATACTCATCAAGAATAAGTTCCATGTAATCTTCTGATTTCGTAATCTTTTCAATTGTTTTCCCTGAAATAGTATCCCTAAGCGTTACTTCCAATACTTCGTCATAGATTGTCAATACATTGTCTTTCCAATCTCTAATTTCTTCATTATCCTCTTCGCTAAGCGTTTCAGGCGATTCTGTTAAATATCTATCTAGTGCATTTGCTTCTCTACGATTCATTCACAAAACCTCTTTTCTGTGTTACAATTTTTCTAGTATAATTTTTGTGTGCGACTAATTGCTTGGCGGCATAGTCGCTTTTTTCATCATGCAATCCCTCTGCGCTCTTTTTGTTGCGCAATGTATAGTTGACTTTTTTGTTGCTTGTACCATAAATCAGCTAATCTTTTTGCTTGGTTTAACTTTTCTTTTCTAGTCATTTAAACTCACCTCGAAAAATCTTCGATAATATATCCATCAAATCGTTTGGATCATCTGTGACAAAAGTATGTGTATTTTTAGTCGTAGTTTCTGTTTCAATACCGTACATCTCTTTTAATAAACGATGTTTTGGACAATCACAATCTGATTGTTCCAGTCTTTCTTTTGCTAATGCATATTGGCTATATGCTGCAATGGCTACCATCGTACCTTTTCCAACTTGAGATATTGCCAATTTTCCTTCTAAATCGATAGCAGCCAAAGATAAACCTACATCTTCTTTCTGGCATTCTTTTGCTAGTTTTTTAATCAATTTTTGAATTTTGTCGTTCATTTTGGTATACTCGCCTTAGTTAATTTTATATGTGTCCCCACTCGTCAAAAAACGAGTGAGGCTCTTTTTATTTACGCAATAATTGTTACTGAACCTTTTTCAACATACTCATTTAAAGATTGAGTTAAATATTCATGAATACGTTCCATAGCTACATGTTTCCAAATCCCACCATCTGCTTCGAACAATGCGCAATGACCATATTTATTGATTCTAAAAACAAATGGGCTATCTGGCTGTTCAACTTCTAAAAATGTTCGATAAGGTCTTAAATTTGCTGGACTAGGTACTTCTGCTTTTGTGAGCGTTGCTGCTCCTTCTTTTACTGTAGCAACTTGAGAAACTCCGTTATCAACTAAATCTCCCCCGCCTTCAATTCGAATAGCGCTGGCACATTCCAGAATAGCTTTTGCATCAAGATCACGTTGAATAAGAGATTGAACATTAATAATAAATTCTTCTGAATCCATAAAGCGACTATATGGAAACACTTCTAATAACGCTTTTGCTTCAATAATTTTTTCACGCTTACGGTCTGCATCTAAAGCTGAATAAACAGCAACGTTTGTTGGGCTTTCAACATGAATTAATAAATTTGACGTAATTTCTTCATGGGAAAATTTTGATTGTAGATAACCAATTAATCCAGATAAAGAATTAACTGTGAGTGTTTCTGCTCGTTTAATTGGATCGAGTTCAACTAAATCCGCTTTTGAACGATCAAAAAATACTTTTTCCTCTTCTTTATAAATAATTTTTTGGTCATCACGTAACCGTACTGCATACGCTAAAGCTTCTTTTAAATGTTCTGACATAATATTTCACTCCTAGTTTGTTTTAAATTTTTTTATTTTATCTGTTTCTTCAATTTCTTCTACTGGTGTGCCTTTATCATCTTTCAATTCAGAATCATCTGGATCGAAATACATCTGGCCTCGTTGTCCACTTTTCAATTCATTTGCTAACGGTTTTCCTTTACCATCTTGACCAATAATAATTTTTGAAGTTAATGCTTCTCTTGGAACTAATTTTGATTTCACTTGATAATCAATCAAAATATCTTCACGATATTCGTCTGGAATAATCGTTAAATCAATTGTTATCTTTCTCTTTTTTGTAGGATCGGTATTAGGATCATTAATATTGTTAATGACTTGAGCAAGCTCATAATCAAATCGTTCTTGTAATCCTCCCTCACTAATCCCACTTAAAGGAACATTAATATTTTTTGACATTTTATTGCCGTCCTTTCTGTGATATAATTTATTTAGATTCTATTCACTTTATTTCCCCTGCTTTAGCTCTAACTAAAGTGGGGCTTTTTATTTTGTCTTTTTTTAGAATATTGGTATTTTGCTTCATCCCAATTGAAAAACCAATGAATAAAGAAAGGTGCACTTAGTGTTGCTAGTATTGGCATTGAAAAGTGACTTTTCAGCAATACACCTAGCGCAATCATCAATAAAAATGCGCCTATCAATCGTGCTTCACGTATTGCTTTCATGTTGTTAACCTCCTATACTTTTTTTAATATAATTTAGTTGAAAATGAGGTGATTAATTATCAAGCTTAATCGCCAAATAGATAGCTATAATTACTAAAATCCCTAAAACTATAAATCCTTTCCAAAACTCTGGATTGATTAAAAAATTAAACATTAGCTTCCATCCTTTTATTTACTGATCTAGCTCACTTCTTTAAACATATCTCCGTTTCCATTAGCCATATCAATTCTTGCTTGTAATTCCAAGTCAGGCTTCCATTTAGGAATTAGAGCTAATGCTTCTTCATATCGAACTTTTGGAATATCTACATAAGAGGCTACATCGAATAATGCTTTCAATTGTTTATAGCAATTACTAAATGCTGATTGCTTAATACTTGAATCCTTATAAGCCGATGTTTTTTTGCCACCTAATACTTTGATAACAGTTGATGAAACTAGTCCTTGTATCTTTCGTTGTTGGCTTCTATTAATTGTTGTTTCTGTTTCTAGCTTATCTAAACGTTGATTTACAAGAGTCAATCCACGTTCATGTTTTAACGCAGCTTCTAATAACAATTCTGTGTTATTAATCGGTAAGTTTGATTGAGTTTTGAGCAGTTCCTCCATTTGGTTAAAAGCTTCAATATATTTCAGTTTAAACTTAAGAGCTTTTTGACCAGTGAATCCCATTGCTAGTAACGTGAATCCGTCACGGTTCATAATGATTTGTCTATATTTTTGTTTGTTTTGTGGATGAATATAGCTATCTTCGTAAAATAGGTCTGCGTAATTTTCCGCAACCCCCTCTTTTAAATCATCAATCGCTGCTAAAACATCACGATGATTTTTATTAAACGTTGCTGCAACTTGTAAACTAGTTGTTACTGCTTGTTGGTTTTTCGTAATTACTAGATTTTCCATCTTCTTTTCCTCCTTTAAATTTCAAAAGTTTCTTTTAGAAATCTTTGTAATTCAGATCGTTCAATCCGAATATCCTGATTACTCCATTGTTGAATTTTTAAACCTTTTGAAATCCAATTATTCAATTTTTCATCGCCAATCTCTAAAATCTTTCTTACTTGCGATTTGTTAGGATATGGTGGTAATTCAATGGTTTTAGACAATAAATTCAAACGATTTTCAATTTCTTTTAATACTATGAAAGTAATGTTATTTGCTAATTCGTTTTGAACCATTTCATCAGGAATGTTTAACTGCATAAATTACACCTCCTATTTTTCATCTTCTAGTAGATATTCCATCGATACTTTGAAATATTTTGCTACTTTTTTTAGACTCTCAGATGATGGAGTCTGATTAGCAGTTTTTCCCCACTTACTTATTGCCCCATTAGACAAACCTGCATCTCTTTCAACCCTATAGATTGAAACACCTTTAGCAATTGCCAACTTTTTAATTTTTTCGTATACCATAATTTATCTCCTTCCTATAGATTTTCAACTAAAACCGTTGACAAATAATAGATAGTTAGCTATTATAAGTGCATAGCAAATAAACTAAATACTAAATAAATATTTTAGCCTATTTGACACCTATAACTGCTATCTTTTTGTACCCTCTCATAAGTACACATTCAGTATAATAGCCGTTTATCTATTTGCCAATAGCTAAATATCTATTTTTGTATTTTTTTGGAGGAATCTAAAATGAATACCAAAGATAGAATAAAGCAATTAGCAGCACAAAGAAAAATCACTATTGCTGAATTAGAACGTAAACTTCATATTGCAAATGGAACAATAGGAAAATGGGATAAACAAAATCCTTCTATAGAGCCATTAAAAAAATTAGCCGATTATTTCGGTGTAACTACTGATTACTTACTAGGTCGCACTGATACACTTGAATTCAATAAAAAAGATGAAAAAGATGTACAACTGATATTAGAAGATTTAATAAATGGACTTAGCAATGAAAATTCTTTAGCATTTCTGAAAAACGGTGGAGTTGAAATCGATGAAGAAGATGCTGAATTATTACGTGATTCTTTAGAAAGAACCGTACGTCGCTCCAAAATTCTCGCCAAAGAGAAGTTCACTCCTAAAAAATACCGTAGCAACAAAGCCGAGTGAGGTGTGACATTGTGTTTAGAAATGATATTAGAAAAATGGTAAATAAATATGTGAAAAAATTCGATACAAAAAATCCTTATGAGTTAGCAAACTACTTAGGAATTCATATAGATTATGATGATCTTGGTAAGGAATTTATGGGGTATCGTTCACATATTTTACGAATTCCTATTATTATTTTAAATTGCAATAACACAAACCAAGAAAATTTTGAAACTTGTTGCCATGAACTAGGACATCATTGTTGTGGGCATGACACTAATACACAAACCTTAACTAGACAAGGAAGAAATTTCACTATCTATGGTGTCGAATATGAGGCAAACGTTTTTATGGTTGAGTTGTTGCTGCATGGGATTAATCTAGCAGAATACCCTACACGAGAATGTTTATTAAAAAGTTGTGGTGTTCCTGAATGGGCTGAACGCTATGTTGATTGGGATTATTTGAAAGAAACAGCAGACTATAATAGCTACTATAGTTATTACTAGTACATGAATAATTTTATTATTAAATAAGGAGTTTTAGTTTTATGAAAAAAAGAAATATTATTTTCTCAATGCTACTATCTTGTTTAGTATTAGCGGCATGTGATTCCTCAAACGAATATGAGACTGACAGACAAAGCTCGTCAATTGAGAATAATCAAGAAACCTCGTCATCAGTTATTTTTGAAGAAACATATCAGACTAACTCAATGTATGATAACCAAGAAAAAGAAGTATCTTCTATTACTGAAAAACAGGAGCAAACTCTCATATCTTATACCCAACTTGATTGTGAAGATAGAGGATACACTCTAAAATATCGAGGAAAAGATACATGGAATGTCGCTTTAAATTATATTAATAATAAAAATAGATGGATAGTAACCTGTAATGATGTCAATTACGGCAGAATAAAAGCTATTTACGAATGGGATGGTGAGGAAAATTCTGGAGCAACTCTTATTTATTTATTAGTTTCAGGAAATGAATTAGTAAATAATTTAAATAATTAATCAAGATTAGCCTTCTGGCTTTTCTTTTAAAATACAAAAGAACGTATGTTCGAAAGGAGAATTTTATGGCAATGATAAAACAATATAAAAAAAAGAATGGTGAAAAAGCATGGTACTTCAAAACATATCTTGGTACCGATCCGCTAACTGGAAAAAAGAAGTATACAACTAAGAGAGGATTTCGCACTCAAAAAGAGGCTAAAATTGCATTAGCAAGGTTAGAAATGGAAATTCAAAAAAATGGCATTCCCTCTTCCACTAATATAACATTCCAAGAAGTAGCATTTATGTGGCTAGAAAATTATAAAAATACCGTAAAAGAAAGTAGCTACTCTCGAACAGAAATAATCTTCAGAAAACACATACTACCTTCATTTGGAAAAATTGAAATATCAAAAATTTCAACTGCTTATTGTCAGAAAATCGTGAATACATGGCATTCAAAAGGTAGTTCAAAACAATATCCCCTTTTTATAAATTATATGAATCAAGTCTTTAAATTCGCTATTAACATAGGGGTTACCAATCAAAACCCAGTGATTAATGTAATAGTTCCTAAAAATCAAGATATTATTACATCAGAAAAGAAAATTAAATTTTATACAAAAGATCAACTTCAAATATTTTTAAAAAGTATTGAACAAAGCGAAAGTACCTACATTACAATAAGAGATTATACATTATTCAGATTATTAGCTTTTAGTGGATGTAGGATAGGGGAGTTGTTAGCTCTTACTTGGGACGATTTAAACATTAAAACTGGTGAACTACAAATCAACAAAACAATTGCTAAATCTGACCATTATTATGTATCAAATACTCCAAAAACAAAAAAATCAAACAGAACACTAATATTAGATGCAAAAACAATAACTATCTTAAAAAAATGGAAATTAGAGCAAAAAAAATATCTTCTTAAACTTGGTTATACACAACCCTCACGTATTTTCACCAATGAAGAAAATGAATTTACAATAAATCAAGCTATTACAGATAGATATAATATTTATCGTAAAAAGGCTAACTTACCAAACATTGGGCTTCACGGATTTAGACACACGCATGCATCTTTATTATACTATGCTGGTGCAGATCATAAAGAAGTTCAGGAACGATTAGGACATGCAAACATAAAAACAACTTTAGATACTTATACACATCTAACAAATGATGGAAAAGAAAAAACTACCGAAAAACTATCAAAATACATCGGCTTTTAA